GTAAAAAACAACCCCCATCACGGCTGGAATCAGCTCAAAGCATTAGCAAATGGCAAAACTAGGTGATCTCATAGTACGCATTGGCGCGGATACCCGCGACCTCAACAAGTCGCTTGGACGCGTGCAACGCAACATGCGGTCAATGACAGGCAACATGGAAAAGCTTGGGCGCAGCATTACGCAAAGCGTGACGTTGCCCCTTGCAGGTATGGCGGCACTTAGTGTGCAAGCGTTTCGTGACCAAGCGAAAGCCGTGGCGCAAGTTGAGCAGGGTTTGAAGTCTACGGGCAACGCGGCGGGGCGCACGTTGAGCGACTTGACCAAGATGGCTTCAGAGCTGCAAAAAAACACTTTGTTTGGCGATGAGGATATTTTGCAGAATGCGACCGCACAACTGCTCACTTTCACGAACATTGCTGGTAAAGAGTTTGACCGCACCCAAAAAGCTGCGTTGGACCTCGCAACGCGTTTAGGTGGTGACCTTAAAAGCGCAAGCATTCAATTGGGCAAGGCTTTAAACGACCCTATTGCTAACCTTAGCGCGCTGTCACGATCAGGCATCCAGTTTAGCAAGGAACAGAAAGAAGTAATCAAATCGCTTGCAGAAACAGGCGAGCTAGCCAAGGCGCAAGCAATTATTCTGGACGAGCTTGAAAAGCAATACGGTGGTAGTGCAGAAGCAGCGGCAGCAGCCGACGGCGGGATTACTCAACTTGGCAATGCAATTGGCGACCTTGGCGAAGAGATTGGACGAATTGTCACGGGTATGATTGCGCCAATGATTAAGCGAATCCGTACAATGGTCGAAGCGTTTACAAATCTTGACGAGTCCACAAAAAAAGTCATCGTGCGATTTGGCGCTATTGTTGCCGCTTTTGGGCCAATTCTATTTTTTCTGCCTCAAATAATCACACAAATCAAGTTGTTAAGTGTCGCACTTGCTAGCAATCCTATTCTTGCGGCTGCTGGGGTGATTATCGCGATTGGCACGGCATTGGGTGGATTGTCTGATAATGCAAAAGCCGCGCGCACAAGTATTGAGGATTTGCGCGATAGCTTTTCAGAACTTGACGAGGCAAGCCGTGAGCAGAAACGCGCCGACGTTGCTGCAACAATAGAACAATTATTTAGATACAAGGAATTGACCGAGCAGCTGCAAACAATTGCTGACAAGTACAAGGGACAAGCATTTGCACAATCGCAAACCATTCGCGCCACTAACCGATTTAAGGAAAGCCTGTCAGAAGCTGACAAAGCCATTCTTAAAAACACAGGCGCATTGATAAGCAACGGTCAAGTAATTTTGGGCTACGGCAATCAAATTGAAGCCGCAGACAACAAAATTATCGACCTGCAAAATGAATTGGCAGCGTTGACGCGTCAGCAAGTTGTCGTAAATGATGAAGTTGAGGAGGGAGATACAATCGTAAGAAATTACGCTGGTGGCTTAGAAGAAGCAGCGCACGCTATTACAGATTTTAGTATTGGCACGCAAACGGCTCGCATGTCTATGGGTCAGTTTTTCAGCATGCTCGAAAACGTGCAGGTGCAAGCGGAACAAACTAAGCAACAGTTCATTGATATGGGCGAAGTCATTCGCCAGGCCTTAACAGGCATTGCAGGCGCATTTGATGGTACGGGCAACTTCATTATGAAGGGCTTGCGCGTGCTAGGTGGACTCATGGTCAATATTGGAAACCAAATGATTGCTTTGGCGACGACCATGAAGAAATTTCGAAAATTCATCATAACAAACCCTGGCCTTGCAATTGCAGCTGGTGTCGGCTTTGTTATTGCAGGTCAAGCATTGAGCAATATGGCGCAACGCAACCTTGAGGTGCCAGCACTTGCACAGGGCGGTGTGGCGTACGGTCCTACCATGGCCATGATTGGCGACAACAAAAACGCGGCGATTGATCCCGAGGTAGTCGCGCCATTGTCTAAATTAAAAGACATGATGGGCGGCAACAAGGTTGAGGTGTTTGGTCGCATCAGCGGCAATGATATTTTCTTGTCTAACGCTCGCACAGGGACGAGCCGCAACCGTTACGCATGAGCAGTTATCTATATGCAAGTAGCAACGCGTTTAGCGTTAATGGCGAGGACTACGAAGTGCGCATTATCGAGACTGTTGCGGGCACCGACTCGATTAAAGGGTTTGATGTAGGGCCTGAAGGCGTTAATCTGATCTATGAAAGCACAGACGACACCATGCTTGTGCCAGGCATCGTAAGTTCAAGGTGTGAGGTGTCGACTATATGGCCTAGCGAAGACACTACGCTAACAAGTTTGATTGCTGACTTGCTGGACGCTGAGGATGGTGATTTCTTGCTGGAAATTTTGCGCGACGACTCACGCATTTGGGTTGGTTCTATTTTGGTCGAACAAGTCGATTTTCTTGAAAGCACGCCAACGCAGACACTGCGAATTGTAGCTACGGATGGGTTGGCGCTACTTAAAAATGTTGACTACAATGACGACGGCACTGCCTACACAGGTTATCAATTTCTGTTTGACACTATTCTATCCAACATTCAGGAAAAGTGGGTGTTGTGGCCCTATCTAGACGACGAAAACATTGGTGGGCCTCGTATGGAAATGGCTGACGATGTGTACAGCACCGACGATTATATTCAAGGTGCTGTTGCACATCCGGCATCGACTAATCTTAGTGGTACAAGGCGTATGCGCATCCACACGCACGCTTGGTCACAAACAGACAACGACGGCAACGTAACTTTCATTAACTGTTACGATTTGCTGCAAAGCATTTGCCTAACTCTGCAATTGCGATTGTACTACTATGGCAACACTTGGACTTTTGTTCCCGTTAACCTTAGTGATCAGGAAGTGTTGGGGTACACTAAAAATTACGACAACACTTATTCATTCAAACAAATAGTAGGCACCTACGACTTTCAAAGAAGTGCTGTCAATGACATACGCCAAAAAGATGCTGCCTGGGTGCAAAGTTTCACGCCACAAATCAACAAGGTTAAGCTGACTCGCGATACAAACAAGGGTTACGAAATTATCTCTGCGTTTGATGTTGCAAACGGTGTGTCGCAAACAAATAACACGTTGACTTTTGAGCCTAGTACGACTGCGGATGAAGACGAAGCATATTTGCTGACAGGCTCTGCGTATATTGTCAATACGGCATTGAGTTTTGATGAAAGCGAAAGGCTAGGGCGATTTGTGCTCAAATTCCGCATTCAGTTTGGCTTGTCGGGCGCTGCGCAGTATTACAAGAACGAAATTGTAGCCCATCCAGCTGGACGACTGGAAAACTATACAACGTCTTCGCCGGACTTTTGGAGCCCAGATTATGCAGAGTTTAGTTTTCCTGAAGTTGGTTACAACACAACAGTTGGCAACTACTTTTACCATCGAGCGGAAAATGACGCGTACTACTACGATCTAAACACAGCAAGCAGCCGCTACTTACAATTTGGCGTTACAATACCTTCACCGCCAACTGAGCAAACAGGTGTGCTTATTACGCCAATTATTGAGGCATACGATTCATTTGGTAGTTACAGCGTAACGGCAACCGCTGCGCTGACAACAAAGGTGTTTAGCACAATACAACTGGCTGCATATAGTAATAACAGGCTTAATGTTGTGCCTAATTTTGACTACGAGGCAACTAGCACAATTGGACGAGGGGAAATTAACTTGGGTACGACACACATTGGCGCATTAGGCGTCGGCATGGGTCGTATTGAGGTTCAAACAGGAGCTTCAACTTATGCGCCAACTAACAATTGGGTAAATCAGGCTAGCGATGTAGCAAGGCCAATCAATGAATTGTGTGTTGAAGAGGTTTTAGCCGCGCACACTAAATCAAAACAAATAGAACGAGGTAACATTGTTTTACGTGGCACTTCAGCTGTTGCGGCTAAACCTTTTTCGCGTTTTAGCGATCGTGATACCGGCGCGTATTATACAGCGCTCGACTTTCAATTGACATCGACACCAGGTGAAATGCAGGTGTCGTTACGCAAAATTGGACGCGACGCAGCTGGCGTTACCTCTGAAGCAACCAACGTAAAAGATGTAGTAAAAGGACCACAAGACGAGGCGTCAGGCGTTATGCCCGGTCGTCCTAGTCAGGTCATGTATGGGTTTAATGATAAGGCAGAAAGCAATTTTCAAGGCGATTGGTCAAGCGTCATTGGCAGCGGCGAGACGAAAGAATTTTACCTGACCACAAGCAACATTGGCCAAGGTAGATATATTGACGACCAGGGCAACACACCAGCATCAGGCAAAAACATTCAACGCACAGTGTACGTCAATACCGAGGGTTTGGCCTTGCGTACGGACAGCGGTTGGACGTCACCAGCTGCACTACAACCAGCAGCAAACGAAAAACTGAGCGACGTTGTAGTATTGATTAACAACTACGTGAGTAAAATAGGTGATCACGGCGCCTATACTTTTATGAGCACCTACGATGAGGTAGACGCCGGGTTGCCACTGCTTAATACTTACGCTGGCGCTACTGGCGCTTATGGCCTGCGCAGACTTCGCACGGCATACACTGGCAACGCCATTCAAGTGCGTAGAACGACGCCAACAGCCGCTTCACAGGACATCGGATTTAATGCACAAGGCGAGCTTGATACAGGCGCGTTGTTAGCGTTTTGCGGTAGCGGTGATGGGTATGTGCAAAAATGGTACAACCAAGCCACGACGGGCGTTGATTTGCAACAAACCTCAACCGCCAGTCAACCAAAGATTTTTAGCGCAGGAAGTACCATCTTGCTCAATGGAAAACCAGCCATCGAATTTGACGGAAGCAATGACAGTCTTGTAGGCACGGCCAACGTCAACCTAAATGCGAACGTAAACGAGTTGATTGCAGCGTGGGTTGGGAGTGTCGACAGCGTAAGCGTGGGAAGTACAATGGTTAGTCATTGGAACGGCACGCAAGCCAATCAGGTTTTTCAATTACAAGTTCAGTCAAATGCTAATATGCGTGCCGCACATAGATATAGCAATGTATTTTTGGGTAGAGCCGACGATCCGGGAACTGTGGCTGATACGCAATACGTTGCAGTTATGCACACGAAGCAAAATCACCACGAATTATACCGAAATGGGTCAAAGACAGTAGGCACGAAGGCAAATGTTGCACCTAATGACGAAAACACGAGTTTTCGCGTCGGCGCACGTTCTGACAACCAAGACGTTCCACACGGCGGCAAAACACAAGAAGTCGTGATTTGGTCGCGTGCAACAGCTCAGAACGATGCGGATGACATCTCAGATTCCATTAATGACTTTTATAGCGCATACTGATGCAACAGTGGATACTAGTAAATGCGGAAGGACTGCTAAATAGCGTAGAACGCGCGCAAATTATTTCGCGCGAGCTGTACAACATTACGCGTCCTCCATACGTGCAAACGCCTGATGAGGCCAACAACACTTTGTTTTCATGGATTACGCACCCGGATAGACCAACAGACGCGGCTTTAATTGTTGATACGAACCACGTTATCCAGGTAGACCCCAGCTGCACCCTTGAGCGCCTTATTGCTGTGTTCCCTGAATTGACAATTGACGAACGGTTTGCACTGTCAAGTATTGTTCACCAAACACAGGCTTTCCCATTCGGACTAATTCTGCCTGACTCAGTGACCGTGCGAGACTTGCAGTACATGATTGACAACGGTTGGATAGAAGAGGAAGATGAATGAGCTTAAAGGACATCTGCAGAACGCCATCAACGTCACGTATGTCGGCAGCGTCATGGTGGGATACATCAACGACGCCATTGCCATTGTGGCTGGTCTTACGCTGGTGTGGTGGAATGTCGAACGTGCACTAAAAGCACGCAAAGAACGTCAGGAGCAATGAAATGGTTTAACTACGCGGAATTTGACAGCCCAGACGAGCCAGGCAGCGGTAACTTCATGGATCAAGAGTTCCTCGACATGCTCGACGAAGCGCGAACAATTGCTGGCATCCCGTTTCACATCACATCAGGTTACCGCACGGAAGCGCATTCGTACGCAGTTGGAAGCAATGCCGCCAGCTCACATTGTCGAGGCGTAGCGGCTGACATCGCAGCAACGACATCGCGCGACCGATTCTTGATATTGACTGCATTATTGCAGGTGGGCATCGACCGCATTGGCATTGGGCCTGACTTTATTCATTGTGATATAGACTGGGAAAAACCAAGCAATGTCGCGTGGACCTACTCCTGAACTGCTTAAGCTGCTCTCACGCTTTGACGTCACGGAGGTTTTTAAGACTAAGGGAGACCTGCGTAGATGGTCAGCGAAACGCACTGTTGGCGGCATGATTGCCAGCACGGCGTGTTATGATATTGCTACCCACGGCATATCGTGGGAAGCCGTTTGTTTGTGTGGCATCGCTGTGTTACCTTTAATGGTGAGCTTATTGGAAAGCAACAGGGTTTAAGTTTATTGTTTCATCGACGAAGGGGCTGCTCCATACGGGGTGGCCCTTTTTGGACATCGCCTTGTGAATAACTAAACAGGCATTGTATGCCGTTTGGATGCCGTCGCGGCATACGTTTGTGTCATGCGATTGCTTCACATCCTCCCGCTGTTCATCCTTGCACCCGTATGGGCGCAATGTGATATGGAAATCTACGGATACAACCCAATCACGACCGAGATGACAATTGTTGTATCTAATGGCCAATGTGTAACGCAAGCTGACAGCGTTGGCGAGTTCCTACTAGGTCTAACATTTGACCCGCCATTGGCCGAAAGTCCGTTTCCCTGTGTTACGGGATTGGAATGGGCGACGCTCATTTTCCCGCTTGACTTTCCAGGGTTTGACATTGGCGAAGGCACAGACGACATTCTGCAATCAGGCGATACCGTCAATTTCTTCTTAACCGAAATTCCGTTTTTTGGCTCCGGTTCTGCGTTGTGCTGGTTGGAAGCAATCACGGAAGGCGCTTTCTATGATGAATGCGTAATCATGGCCATCTACCAAATTAATGACAGCGAAACCATCATTGGCACGTCAGGGTTGAGCGGTGAGCCATATCCAGACGTTGACCCATCAGACAACATTCTCGTGTGGTCACTGGGTCCATACTGCGAATCCCCGCCATTCCCATATCGCAGACCGACATACATTCCTGATCCATGTGAAGACGATGTGATTTACGTGCCCAACGCCTTCACGCCTAACAACGACGGCAAGAACGACGTTTTTCGCGCCTGGACAAGTGGTGACTGTTGGTTGTCGTACGAAATGACCGTGTACAACCGATGGGGCGACGTCGTATGGCGTACTGAGGAGCCAGGCGGTCAATGGTTAGGCAACAACACTGTGGGCGTATTTGGTCACAGCCCCAGCGACGGACTTTACTACGTCCCCGACGGCACATACTACTGGACGCTCAAAGGCCAGAAGCGCGGCGACGTATGGATTGACATGAGAGGACACATTAATCTAATGAGATGAAACATACACTTAAACCCTGCGGCATTAGTCACACAGCTATGCCCGACAACAAGCCAAGCAGCTACAACGCTTGGATGCGATTTATTACAAACACGACAGTACCCGCGTACCGTTGGCAAATCACGCAGCATGAACAGGCACGAAACGTATGACCCACGGCGCTGGAAACGCGGCGCACACGACATGGGGCAAGGCCATCACTGGCTACTGCCTGATCACGGACGCAGCTTTGACCGCGACCACATGCGCAAACTTGGCTTTACGCTGTTCCAAGACTTCACAATACCAGAAGACGAGGGCTACGAAATGCGCTGGTGGTTCCGCGACACGAAAACCTTCACGGCTCGCATTGAACGCATTGAACAAATGGGATATGTGGCCGTCGACAAACTGCAAATAACATGAACGCTTACATGAAGAAATATCCCGTCAGACTAAACGTCCGCATGGAAGAAGAGCTCCGCGACAAGTCGCAAAAGATGGCGCACCGACTAGGCATCAGCACAAGCGCGCTATTCCGCTTGGCCATGAAACAATTGATTGAACGTAAACAAAACCTGTGATATGAGTTTTCTACCTGATAACCTCCACGAGCCAAAAGCAGGCTCATACTTTAAGCCTCTGAAAGGCAAGCAAAATCGAGTGCGCATCATTTGTGACAAGCCGTTGGTTGGTCACGTACAATGGACAAGCGACAAAAAGCCAGTACGGTGGCGCCTTGGTGATCAACGACCCAATGCCGATTTTGGCGAGGGTACGAAGCCACGACTGTTTATTGCCGTTGTCGTGTGGAACTACGAGGAGCGCGTAAGCCAAGTGTGGGAAATCACGCAGCGCACTTTGCAAGAGAGCCTTGACGCCTTGACGCGTGACAAAGACTTTGGCCATCCAGCGAACTATGACCTGAAGATTACTCGCAAGGGAGAAGGCATGGAAACTACGTACAGCATGGTGCCAATGCCAGGCGAGCAAAACGAAGATGTGGTAAATGCCATTGCTGAGCTGCACGTCAACCTCGACGCATTGTTGAACGGTGAAGACCCATTTGCGTGATGACTAGTTGGAAAAAAATTCTGCTTACAGAAGACGAAATCGAGGCCTTGCGCCATGCTGAAAGGCTGTTGCAAGAGTGCATGGAGTTGGCGGATTATTTGGCTCGCGAAAACAAAAATTACAATGATGAGTGGTATGAATGCTACAAGTCGTTGCGCTGTGTTCAATCAATGATATATCGTTACGAAGCCATGGAAGTTTGGGATTTCAATATACCATTACCGCCAATCGATGAGTGACCGCCAATTTCGTGGTATTTGGATTCCCGTGCACATTTGGGAAACGGCAGATCTAACGGCTGCGGAACGTTGCCTGTGGGCTGAAATTGACAGCTTCACAAGCAACAACGGCAATGGTTACTACAAGACCAACCAGCAAGCAAGCGAAGAACTCGGGGTATCTCAACGCCAGGTATCCCGAGCCTTCGCAAAGCTGGAAAGCATGGGTCTAATCAGCGTCACGAAAAAGGGCGTTCGAAGGGTAGCCAAGTCGACACCATGGCGAGATGTCCTAGACTCAGTGGCGAGTAACCCTAGACACCATGGCGAGGTATCATCGCCACAGTGGCGAGGTATAAAGAACAAAGAAAAGAACAATAAAGAACACAATGAAAACACACTGGTGTATGCAATAGAAGGGGATGAAATAAAAGAGTTGTGGAAGGTGTGGTGTCGTGAACGAAAAGCATTCGTGAAAGGCCAATACACCCCATACGCACAACAGAAGGCCATGAACAAATTGCAGAGACTGTGTAACGAGGATATAGAACAAGCCCGTAAAATCATTGATCAATCAATTACAAATGCCTGGAAAACATTCTACCCCATCCGTGAAGACTTCAACAAGCAAAGACCTAAGCTCGACGCAAAGCAAGCACTTGAGTGGGCTACTGGAAAATCCACGTAACACCATGCGCGGAATGACGCCAGAGATTGCATACAGCGAAGGCTTCAGCATGAGTTTGGCAAACCAAAAACAACCTGCGCAACTGCGCGTCATGTTGCTTGCTGAGTTGGAGCGCTTAACGCGTCACGTGAATGCCACAAGGACGTTTCAAACACAAACAGACCTGCAGGATGCGGTCGACGATATTTGTGAGTTGTTTCCGTCGCTAAAAGTCGAGGAAATCTTGACCGCGTTTAAGCACATTCGCCAGGGACGTTACAAGTTGTTTGGCAACTTCACAACAAACACCCTGCTGGACTGCATCCGTAAGTACGACTTAGAAAACACCGTGCCCATGCGCGAGCGGGAACACAAAGAGCGCAAACAGGTGTACACGGCGCAACTTGACGTCAAGCGACTAATTGCCGACCTTAACAGAGACGGCAAGCTGCAAACAGCGCGCCACCTACTTGATCGCACATACATACCGCATCCTAATGACAAGACGGACTACTACGAAGCCCAAAAACAAGAACAATCTGAAAAAGAAGCCAAGAAAAAGAACGGGACCAAAACCCACGAAGAAAGGTTTACGAGCAAAGCTTGACCAAGCGTTCAGTTGGTACATCAGACTAACGCACGCCGACAAGGAAGGCAATTGCAAGTGTTGGACATGTGACAAGGTGTTGCCCTGGCACAAGATTCAGAACGGACACTTTGTAAGCCGACGGCATTACTCCACGCGCTGGAGACCTGACAATTGTAGACCACAGTGCTATGGATGCAACATCGCAAGCAGTGGTGAACAATGGAAGTTTGGCAAGGCATTGGATGCCTACTACGGCGAGGGACACGCCGACAGATTGTTCCGCCTAGCACAAAAACCCTATCAACCTACTGTCGAACAATATGAAACATACATCGAATACTACGAAGGCCACGTTGCAACCATACTCGCCAGACGAATTGAGAGAGATCGCAGAGAACGTGAGGCAATACCGTATCGCACACGTAAGAGACTACGCATACACTAACGAGCGAGGCGAAGTCCGAATGTACCAGAAGCTGATTGTATCAGGTAACATCCACGACGAGCGATTGCATCAAATGACACTAGACTTATACAGACGTGGCGCACATCAACCGAAAGAGTCGTCGAGCTTTACACTCAAAGTCATCGGCACAACCATATGCTAAACGCAAGCAAGACAAACGATACTGGACTTACCGATGGAAGCAACTAAGAAAGACATTCCTTGCGCACAACCCCGTATGTGTCGAGTGCGGATGGACGGCAACAGTTGTCGACCACATCAAGCCAGTAACGCAGGGAGGCAACTTCTGGCACGGTCCATTTCAAGCAATGTGCAAGCCGTGTCACCAGCGCAAGAGTGCCAAGGAGAAGGGTGGCACGACGACGTGAGTTGGACGTGGGGCGACTACTACGACGAGCTTGTCTACATCACCTACGAATGAACGGGGGTAGCCCATCTGAAAAATGATAACTGAACAGACATACATCCCTGCATGCATCACACGCGCATCGCGGGCAGTAAAAACCAAAACGGACATGACGGCAAACCAAAGCAAGAAGTACAACGAGCTGTTGAACCAATACGAGCAGCGCACAGATCTAACCCCAGGACAGTGCCAACTGCTTTACACGCTGGCATGCGTGATTTGTGAAGAGACCGAGTTGCAGTCGTATTGCAACAACAACGGTACATGTTACCAGGTGACTGGAAAGAGTGGTGACGTCTACAGCCGCATGCGTCCAGAGTGGCAACAACTGAAAGAGGCTCGCCACCGCAAGCAAATCATTATCACACGCTTAGAAAATTGGATTGGGGAAGGCAAGCCAGCAGCAGACGAGAATGCAGAGTTCTTCGGATAAGTATTATTTCGATGAGGCGGCGGCAGGGAAAGCAGTGGACTTCATCGAGAAGTTCTGCACGCACGTCAAAGGCGAACTGGGTGGCAAACCTTTTTTGCTTGAGGACTGGCAAAAAGACGACATCATACGACCGCTATTTGGGTGGAAGGATGCCAACGGACTACGGCGCTACCGTACTTGCTATGTTGAGATACCTCGCAAGAATGGTAAGAGCAATCTTAGTGCTGCTATTGCTCTTTACATGCTCTTTGCTGATGGCGAGCCTGGCGCTGAAATTATTTCCGCTGCTGGAGATCGTGGCCAAGCGAATATCGTTTTTGATATTGCACGGGACATGATTGGCAACAATCGGCATTTGACGCAACGGGCGCGGGTGCTGCGCAATGTCATCAAATACAAGTCGTCCTGGTACAAGTCCATCAGCGCCGAGGCATACACTAAGCACGGGTTGAATTGTCATGCAGTAATTTTTGACGAGCTGCACACACAGCCCAACCGCGAATTGTGGGATGTGTTGACGACTTCTACGGGCGCGCGGCGTCAGCCATTGACGATGGCACTCACCACAGCTGGCCACGATCGCGCGTCCATTTGCTACGAAGTCCACGAATACGCCGAAAAAGTGCGCGATGGCATCATTGACGACCCGACGTTTTTGCCCGTGCTGTATTGCGCCGACGTAGACGACGATTGGACGCAAGAAGAGACTTGGCGCAAGGCGAACCCTGGATACGGCAGCATTTGCCACAAAAGCTACTTTGACCAAGCAGTGCAAAACGCCAAGGCCAACCCCTCAATGGTCAACAGCTTTTTGCGCTTGCACCTGAACATTTGGACATCAGCCGAAACTGCCTGGATACCCGACGATGTGTGGATGAAGGGCAACAAACCCATTCCGTATGACTTGTTACCAACTTTGCCATGCTACGGCGGGCTTGACCTTGCATCTACTCAAGACCTCACAGCATTTGCGCTGTTGTTCCGTGACGATAGCAATGATTGTTTTTACCTGCTTGTGCATCAATTTGTCAACTCGGAAAAGGCGCACACGAAAAAACTGAGCGCAGGCATCGACTACATCGCGTACGAGCGTGAAGGCGACATTACTGTGACGCCAGGCAACGTGACCGACTACCGGATTGTCAAGGAATACATAGCAGATCAGTGCGCTAAATACGATGTCAGGTCAATTGGGTACGACCCACGATTCAGCACTTACATCGTAAGCGAGTTGGAAGCCGACAACATTACTTTGGCACCCATGGCGCAAAACATCACGACCATGAATGGACCAACCAAGGAATTTGAAATGGCGGCGATGCGCGGGCAAATTATCCACGGCGGCAACCGTTGTTTGCGCTGGCAAATGGGATGTGCCGTCGTCTACACCGACGTGAACGAAAACAAGCGAGTGACCAAGGAACGCCACGAGAACAAAAAGGTGGACGGCGTGATTGCAAGTATCATAGCAATGAACGAATATTGCCACACGCTAGGCGAGGACGATATTATGCTTGAAATTTTTGATTTGTAAGGAATATCCCGTATATTATAAGATAACCCGCATTGTATGGCCACACTAGCAGAACGCCTTGGCGCCTTGTTTCGTTACCGAGTTGGTAAGTACAACAGCCAGACCATTGAAGCCGAAATGGGCATTAATCCCATTGTGCGCAGCGGGGTAAACATCACAGAATCGTCAGCACTGGCTATTAGCACGGTGTACGCCTGCATCAACAAAATTGCAAGCACAATTAGCAGCTTAGACCTCGAATTGTACGTGCGCGACGGGCGCAACATCGAGGTGGCCAACCAACACCCGTCGTACGACCTGATCACGGCGGCGCCAAATGAGCACCAAAACGCCTACGATTTTTGGGAAACGTTGATGTCGAGCGCATTGATGTACGGGTGCGGGTACGCAATTATTGAGCGCAACGCCCGTGGATACGCTGAACGCCTGGTGCCTGTAAGCTATTACGACGTTGACGTGAAGGAAGTGGAGGGGGAACGCGTGTTTGTCATTCGCGATTACGGGGCGGTGACGCAGGAAAACATGCTTGAAGTGAGCTGCATGAACAAAATGTCGCCAATTCGCTTGCATCGTGAAAATATGGGCTTGGCGAAGGCGGCACAGGACTTTGGAAGCGAATATTTTGGGCAAAAAGGGCAAATGACAGGCGTTTTGGCGTCAGATCAGCCATTGCGCAAGGAACAAATGGACGTTATTCAAAACAGCTGGAATCAGAGCGCAATGAACGCTGGAACCAAGCTGTTGCCGTTCGGATTTAAGTACCAACGCATCACAATTACGCCCGATGAAGCGCAGTTTATTGAAACGCGTAAGTTCCAAGCGGAAGAAATTTGCCGCATTTACAGCGTACCGACGTCGCTGGTTCAACTACCGAGCCAAACGACGTTCAACAACGTAGAACAGCAGAATTTGCAGTTTGCACGCCACACAATTGCACCGTGGGCAAAGCGCATTGAGCAAGAAATTGACCGCAAGCTGATTCAAAGCTTCGAACGACCCGACGTCTACAGCAAGTTCAACATGAACGACCTTTACCGCGGTGACTTGTCTGCTCGCACTAACTTTTACCAGCAGATGCTGCAAAGTGGCGTTATGAGCATCAACGAGGTACGCGGCAAAGAGCAAATGAACCCTGTGGACGGCGGCGATCAGCACACAATTCAAATCAACCAAATCGCATTGGACCGCTTAGGCGATTACAGCGAGAAAGTATCAACCGATGGAGGACAACAACCAGCATAAAGACGCCGAGAAGCGGACGATGGGCACTATTGAGGTGCGCGAGTCTGAGAGCGACGAAATGACGCTTGAGGGCTACGCGGCTGTATTTAACAGCGAGACGGACCTGGGCGCATTCCGCGAGGTTATTCGTCCAGGCGCATTTGATGACGTCATGGACAACGATGTTCGCGCACTCATCAATCACGACCCAAACCTCATTTTGGGACGCACGGGCAACGGCACGCTTGAGCTGTCAACGGATGAGCGCGGATTGAAGTACAAAGTAAAATTGGGTAACCAGCAATACGCCAAAGATTTCTACGAAAGCGTTAAGCGCGGTGACATCTCACAGTCATCGTTCGCGTTTACGATTGAAGAACAGTCGTGGAACGAGGAACGCACAGTGCGCAGCGTAGACAAAGTGCGGCAACTGTTGGATGTGTCACCTGTGACGTATCCAGCATACGCAGCCGCCACGGTACAGGCGCGTGATCAACAGCCTGAAATTGACGAAGCCATTGCGGATGCGGTGGCCGACACACATACAGAAAATACAGAACCTCAAATTCCACAACAAATGAATCTCAATGAGATGAAGGCGACACGTGCCAAGCACGCTGATCGCTTCGAAGAGTTGGTCAACCTCGCAGAAACTGAAAACCGCGATTGGACCAACAACGAACAAGAAGAAGCTGACCTTTGCAAGCGCGAGGTTGAGCGTCTCGACGGCAAAATTGCACGTCGCCAGGCAGCTGAAGACATGATTACGCGTCAAGCCCAAATGGGCGGAACGTCTGTGTCAGAGGCTAAGGAAGTTAACCGCGTCAACAAGTCTTTCAGCTTGAGCCGTGCCGTAAATGCCGTTGCACTGGGCAAAGCATTGGAAGGTGCAGAAGCTGAATGGGCACAGGAAGCCAACCGCGAAATGCAAGCGCGCGGCTTGAACATGTCAGGTCAAATCGGTATTCCAGCTAACGCATTGTACCGTGCTGGTGCTGCTGACGATTTCCAGGCTGGTTCAGGTGACGGCTCAGGCTTTGTGGCCACCGCTGTTCCTGGTGCAATCGACGCCCTGCGGACTCCGACTATGGCAGAACGCATTGGTGTCACAACCATTAACAACGCAACCGCAAACTTGCAATTCCCACGCGTAAGCGCAAAGGCCGCAGGCACAGAGGAAACAGAAGTTTCTGCTGATGCGGATTCTGGTTTGGAAATGGACGATGTGACACTGACGCCAACGCGCGTTGCTGCCAAGACTTTGTGGTCTAAGCAGTTGATGTTGCAAGGTGGCGCAGCTGTTGATGCTCTCATCTCTCGCGAGTTGTCAGCAGGTATCAACGAAACCATTGACAAGGCAGTGTTCGCTGCTGCTGTCGCTGGTGCTGGCGATACAAATCCTGTTGCAGGTGCATTGAATTACGCAGACATCACAGGAGCAGAAAAAGCTGTTTTGGCTGCTGGTGGCGATTTGTCACGCTGCGCATGGATTGGCTCACCTTCAGCAATGTCGATTGTTAAGGGTGAGGCGGCAGTTTCTACAATTCGCGCCGTGGTTGAGAACAACCAACTCGACGGCTTTACAACGTACTTCACGCCTAACCTCGCTGATACAGCAGGAGCTCCAACTGTGGGCACGCTGTTGTTTGGTGATTACGCTGCTGGTATGTTGCTCGCGTTCTTTGGTGGTATTGACTTGTTGGTCGACCCATACAGCAACGCAGGTACAGCGCAAATTGCTTTGCACGTCAACAAGTTCTACGACACAGCTGTGCGCCAAGCAGGTGCATTGGCAGTGGTCAATGACTTTAGCTGATAACAACTAAACTTGGAAGCCTGGCAATTGGGCTGGGCTTCCTTTTTTCTTCTGCCATGATCATCGAGAAACCTGCATACACATCTGGAACTGACGTCGTATCACTTGCTGATATGAAGCTTTTTTTGCGCGTTGACGGAAGCGACGAGGACACGACGATCACGGCATTGTTGAACGCGGCTGTTGTCCACGTCAGTGACTACACAAATCGTCATTTTACAGCAGCTAGTACGGCAAAGTTTTACTTAGAAAGATGGCGCACCGCATCGCTTGCATTTGGACCTGTGACGCGCGTGACTAGCGTAAAATACGTCGACACCACAGGTACGTTGCAAACGTTGTCAACTAGCAAATACTATTTTGAGCAGTTGACCGACAACACCATTCGCATCAGCTTTCATGATGTGCCTACTTTGGAAACCTACAACGCGTCACCAATCACAATTGAGTGCCAGGTAGGTTTGGGCGAGTCAGCAGCTGTACAAACGGCAGTAAAACTGCTTGTTGCGCATTGGTTTGAAAATCGTCGTGCCGTGATTACAGGCGCCAGCGCGACAACCGTTCCCATGAGTGTTCACAGCTTGCTTAACAGCGAGCGCATTATTGACATGCGGCAATGAACATTGGTTTTTTAGATCGTCGTATTACTTTAGAGGCGCCAGGTATTAATCCAACTGTAGACGCATACGGGCAATCAGTGCAAGCTGATGCCTATATAACATGGGTAACAGTCTGGGCTGCTATGGACAACAAGTCGGCTCGCAGCAGCGTTATTGCAGAGCAAGAAACAGCCATTAACCGCGTAACTTGGCGCATTAGGTCGTCTGCTTTCACGCGAGTCATTACGCCTAAGTATCGCATTAAGTACGGCACGGATTACTACAATATTCTTGCTGTCCAAGAAGTAGGTCGAAAAGACATGATTCACCTTATTAGCGAACGCGTAATTTCTGAGTGATGACGAAAGTGCGCGTGGATGGTATGGATAAAGTGCTGAAGAAGCTTGATCGCCTTGCACGTTGGAGCGAGAAGGATTACAACAACCTTGTAGCTATTAACGAGCGCGTTGGCGAGGTGTACACCGCATCAGCAAAGACAAACGTCAAAGACTTTGCACGCGACATTTTGGTGCAGCGCAAAAGCGGCAGTGACATTCTTGTTAAGCGTGGCCAGCTGCGACGAAGCATTGGCATTTGGCAACCTGACAAGCGCAGCATTAAAACAATTGCGGGACCACGGACAAACACCATTGGCCGTCGTAAGACACGCAAATACAGCGACGGGTGGTTTGCTCATATTGTGGAGGGTGGTGATAGTTTTGGCATTAAGAAGACCACACCAAACACAGGTGTATTTGACCGCAGCAAGCGCGCAACACAAAGCCGTATGATTGCTTTGCGCGATCGCCTGTACAAACGAGAATACGAAAAGTACATGCGATGAAAGTAGGATTGGCCATTTACAATTTGCTCAAAAACGACACTGCTGTAAACGCCGCGGTTTCAGGTAGAATTACCCCGGAGCTTGCACGCGAGGGAGAAAATATGCCCTATATTGTTTACAGCGTTGTCAGCAATTCACCAAGCGACACAAAGGACGGCACACCCATTGACGAGGCTCAATGCGAGATATTTAGTGTTGGCGCGACCTATCAACAGGTAAATAATTTGGCTGACAAAGTGCGTGCGGCATTAGACCGCAAGGGCGTCACAGTTACCGACGCAGAGGCTGGCGACATTACTGTGCAGTCGATACAATACACAAACGAAATAACCGAGGTAAGTGCAGACCGCAAGACTTATATTGCAGTGCAGGACTACACCTTTAGAATCAAACGATAATGGACCCACTTACATTCATTGCAGAAAATTGGGGCGAGTTGACGCTCGGGCTTTTGGCCTTTATTAAAATCATCGTCAACGCAACGCCTAGCGACAAGGACAACCAGGTATTTGGTTACCTCGACGTGCTCATTAACCTCATCATTGCAGACCGCAAAAAACCTACTAACAACGAATAATCATGGCCACTACTGGTATTTTTAATGGCTCACAGTACACAGTGATGTTTGAAACGACAGGCACGGAACCTGTTGTTGCTGATAACGTGACTGACTTGAGCGTTTCTGTGTCAACTGAGACACGCGACACTACGACCAAGAACAACGGCGGTTACCGCGCTTTGTTGCCAGGTCTAAAAACCTTGACTGTCAACTTTACTGCGTTGTATGCTGGTGACGCCACCAACGGATACGACGAATTGATGACAGACTTTTTGGCTGGCACAAAACAGGATGTGCGCATTGCGTCATACGATTTCACAGCAGACACCGAGGAAGCTGGCGACAAGGAAATCGAGTTTTCGGCATATATCACTTCTCTTGAGTTGAGCGCTGGAACAGAAGACAACGCGTCTTACACTTGCACCCTCGAATGTGTTAGCTCAATTACATTCCAAGACCACGTTTAATACATGACAATCACACTCGACAACCAAACTTTTCCCGTGCGCGCTTCTATGCGTGCCTGGCGAAACTTTGAAAACGAAACAGGTCACAAGGTCGCAACCCTAGATAGCGAGGACGTCACTAAGATGCCTGAGCTGCTGTACTATTTTGTACAGGAGGGATGCCGTAAGCAGGGGATGAAGTTTGAGATGTCGGTGGATGACTTTCTTGGTCTAATTGACGTTGC